TCTTTATCAATAGCGGCTAAAGCTGATGAATTATTTTTTATATAAAGTGGGTGATTAAAAAAATCCCTATTTGTTGATTGGTAAATATAGTCTCTTAAATCCTTTACTTTACCTGCTTTTTTATCCTTATTATAGCCTACCTGATCAATCTCATAATGTGGTAAGTTGTCTTCTTTTTCCTCAAGTCTAAAATATTCTTCTTCTGATATTTTCGGAAGATTATCGTATATTAGTCTCTTTTTATTAGATAAATTAAAAATATCTGAACTATCCCTATAAGCCTGATACCTTTTCATACCTACAGGGTCATTAGGATCTACATATAATGTAGGAAGTTTACCTGCATCTTGATAGTGTAGTTTTCCACCAAACTTTTTAGGTACATACTGCAACTGGTTTTCTCCAAAGTATCCTTCAACATTTGGCACAACATTAAATCGTCTGTTGTTTTCTGGATTTAACTGATAACCATACAAATACTCCATCCAAGCTGTAGGATGTTGTTTAGATTTTAACCACATACCTGTTTCAGAATCTACTGAAGGGTAATGTCCTGTTTCATCAGGGGTATAACCTAGTTCTAACGCTCTTTGCATATTATAATCACCACCTCTATCACCACCTCTTTGCATAACAACAGGATTAAGACCTAAAGCTTTCCTAAAGGACATTTCTCCAGGATAATCACGTTTAAGTTTTCTTTTAATTCTTTTCTTAGCCATTAGAAATAACTTAATGTAACATTTGTATTGAAAGCGTTTAACCTAAAGTTTCTATTGTTAGAATTATTGTAGAAAATTTTAATCTTAACATATTTATCTCTAAGATAAGGCTTTATAGGCAATGAGCTATTATAATCATTAATCATATTGATTCTCCATGTTCTTTCTCTTCTTACTACATTTTGCTGTGGAGTAAGAAGAGTTAAAGAATTTTGGGTACTTTGATAATCGTTGTAAAGTAGTATTCCTGTAATAGTTTCTAAAGGAATATCTATACCATTATTATCAAATACTTCTGTCCAAAACTCTAAAGTATCAATACGTAAAGTAGGAAGTTTAGTTGCATCTGGAAAGTTAACTATAAACTCAGCTTCAGAAATTGTAGGATTCTTACCATAAAACTTACCATAGTCTCCTTCATTATGAAGATAAACAGAATTACTAATATCAAAAGGATTAGCGGAAAGCAGTCTTTTACCAGTAGGTAGGTATAAGTTAGGAGTAAAGGTATAAAAGGACTCAAAAGCTTGAAGCATTTCATTATATCCTATGGTAAACTTATAAGTAATAGGATTTTTATTTTGTAAAGCTGTTGTAGTACCACTAACTATACTAACAACTAAAGTAGTTTGGTTTATAGATTCTACTTTATATATATTATTACCTATATAAAATATATCACCTTTATTTAGAACTTGTATAGCAGTTGGTGATACATTAGTCATAGTATATGTAGTAGGACTACCTGTATTTATAGAAAAGGTATCAAAGTTTATAGCTATCTTATTAAGGAAAGTCATGTAAGCCCTGTTAAACACACTATCATAAACTCCATGAATACCGTTGTCTAATAAAACTTTGTCTGTATCTAAAATATCTCCTTTTAATTTCTTTCTAAAAAAGGCAGCTAATCCATCTACATCAGATAAACTTTGTAAACCTTCGCCAATACGGAAAAACTTTTTAACTCTAGAATCAAAGAAATAAACAGCTCCAGGTCCTGTAATTACAGAATGTTGATGAAAACATCCATATTCTTTAGTTAAATAATCATATCTAGCTAATATAGTACCTGTACCTACTTGAAATATAGCTCCAGTAGCAGAATCAGGTAAAGCTGTTTGTTCTTGAGAACTTACTACAGATACTCCTCTGTCTTGCAGGGTAAATAGTCTTTCCTTAAGATTAGTTATTTTATTTATAGGACCATAGTTTCCTTCTAATGGAAGATAGTTGTTAACTAAATATCTTCTCCAATTATCTTGTATTTCCCTATCAAATTTTTCTTCAGATACCCACACCCAATTAGGATGTTCTTCATCTGTTAGAAAATTAAAAGGTCTAGGAAAATATTTTTTAATATTATTTTCTTGAGAATATGCTCTGTTGTATTCAGGAGCTTCTGCTAAAAACTTAGGAAAATCTGAACCAGCAGCATTTGGAGTAACTCCATATACTCTCTGTGTAGTATCTGAATTGTACACTTGTTCATTATTCCATAAATCTCCATGTCTGTAAGCTATGTTAAATTCAGTTTCACATGGAAAACAAACAGCTAATGCTGACATTCTAGGTGATACAGGGTCATAAATAGCACCTAATCCTGAAGGAGAAGCTGTAATAGTATTTACATTAGGGTAATCATAATCATCTTTCCAATGGAAGAAAGTTAAAGTAGTATCATAGTAGCTAGTATAAACATCTCCATTATATACTTTTATAGCTTGTGTAGAAGCTACAATATCTATAGGAAAAAAGTCTGAAGCTGCTATATATTCATTGTTATATCTAGAAGCTCTCCAAGGACCCCCATATTGACCAATATTGTATCTACATAAAGAAACTACTCTAAAGTAAGGGTCTTTAGTGCTTTCATCAGTGTTATCTATATGACTGTTGTTTTTAGCTTGGTCTATATAGTAAGGAACACCATTAAAAGAACAAAATAGAGATTTAGTAGCAAAAGCAGATAATTGAAAAGTAAGGTCTGCATTAAAAGTTTCTATACCTATATGATGATAATCTTCTCCAGCCATAAAAGAAGAAAAAGTTGAAGGTATAATGCCTTCTATATCCACTTCTTCTTGGTTAAGAATATTTACTATATTTCTACCATTAGAAAATGGACTAGTTAGTTTAGTAAAAAAAGCAGCAGCAGGTTGAACATTACCATCTATATAGTCTGCCCAATAAGTTACACCTTGGCTAAAGTACTCTCTAGTATCTCCATGATTTTGACCACTATAATAAGTATCAGCATCAGCTCCTGGTGGAGGACCAGGTACAGTAGGAAGGTCTCTAGAAAAAGAATATAAGTGCATCATCTTAATATGAGTAGCATCATTAAGTTGATATTCACTAAAGTCAAATTCTGGAAACTTTATAATTCCTAATCTATTTTCTCTTTGAACTCTATTACCTACATTAATAGAACCATGCTCAGCAGGAGCACCATAAAAATAAGAAAGTCCTGTTTCACCTTCACTAAAGTCATTATTTATAAAATGTAAAGGTAAAGAAGAAGCTCCTCCATCATACACTGCATAACTAGTTAGGTGTATACAATCTGCAAAAGCTCCATTAATTTTAATCTTACTTCTAAGTGTTCCAAATAGTGCACCTGAGCCTAGTCTAGTTTTATCTTTCTTTTGTCTTTCTACTCTTACTACTCTAAATCCTGTAATATCAGAAGGTAGATTAGTAAAGGTAAATTCTATACCAATAGATTTAGTATTAATCCTTTTATCTCCTGCACCATCATCTGCATACTCTGATAAGTCATAAGCAGTTAAATCATCAGCAGGAGCTTCCCAAGGCTCAGGTATTTTAATATCACCAATCCATTTAACAAAGGATTCTTCTCCTTTATTATTGTAAAATACTACACCATATCTGTACACTTCTCCTCTAGCATGACCTGCATATACTGTAGACCTTAATGGATTTTTATATCCAGACCATCCATCTTGAGGATATGCAAATCCTGCTAACGAAGGAGTACCTAAATTATCAGAACCTGCGCTAGTATTTAGATTATTAACAAAAGGAGAGTTCATTAAGTTGTAATCTTTAATACCTACAACTAATCCTGCTACTCCTGCATTAGCAAAATCCATTGTACTATCTGCCCTTAAAGATTGAGTAACAAATGTATAAGATACATTGGCTCCTTCACCTCCTATAGTAGTTCCATCTTCTTGAAATTTATATTGGTGGCTATTAAGCCAGTTATCATAATTTCCTCCAGGAACTAATCCAAATATAGTACCTGATTCATCATTATAAGCATTTACTACATCTTCATCATCATTTAATGCGTGGAGAGCAGTTAAGTCAGCAGGAATAGTAGCATCAAAGTCTTGAAAACTACCATCTCTGGAATATAGTCTACATTCTTGAGAAGCTTTGAATCTATATGCTCTAGCTTCATAATTTAAATCAAATGTTCTAGACCTAGTGTTAGCAGGATATAATCTATTTTTCTTTTGTGTAAAGGTTTTAACTCTATCAAAGAATATTAAGGGATTTACAAATTCTTCTACACTAATAGCTATTTTATTTTCACCTCCTGTTATAGTAAAAGACATAGATTCTCCATCAATAGGAACATCATAAACATAATTTATAGCAGGAACATTTTCTACTTGGTACTGTACTAAAACTACTCTTATAAAATCATACTTTAAATCAATATGGTTAATAGTAGTTTGTATAGATTTACCTGATAGAGTTCCTACAGGAGCACCTTCATAATTAGCATACTGATTAGAAGATATAACAGAATCTGTAAGAGGTACTAATTTACTAACAGGAGCATAAGCTGTTATAGCTCCATCATTACTATATAGTTGATAAGAAACTTGATATGTACCTACTTCTAATAAACCTCCTGCAAGCACTCCTTCAATAATAGGAGTACTCATATCTACTGAAGGCTTCCAATCTAAAAGTTCTTTAGGAACAGCAGGACATTGAGGATTATAAACATTTAATGCTCTAGGGTGATTATAATTATCAGTCCAATAAAAAGTGCCTCGTAAGGAAGACTCTTTTCTGCCTAGTGCTTCTCTATAAACCTCATGGGCTAAAGAAAAATCTAAAATGTTGTTATACTTTAGATGAGTGGATGCAACTAATGAAGTACCTGATAGACCTATAATAGATTCTGTAGAATCATCATATTGAAGTACCCATACTTGTCCAGCAGTGTTAGAAGGTGTTTCAGAAGTATTGGTATTACTTGTAGTAAGAAGAATAATCTCCTCTTCTAAGGTTCCCCATCCTATAATAGAAAGATTAGATTGTGCAGTTACTACAGTAGCTACTGCTAAACTTCCTGAATTTACAGAAGGACTAGGATTTAAAGAATATCCTTGTATTACTACTTCCTTAGAATTATAATATACTCCATATTCTCCTGCTGCTATATCTGCTGCAATAGTAGCATTAGCAAGTATTTCATTATATACATCTATAGGGTCTGTAGTAGAAGATAGGGTTATATTTACATTAGTACCATTGATTACAAGCACTCCACTAGTACTTCCAGTTATAGTAATAGAATAAAAAGGTTGTATATTAGGAATACTAAACTCCAGTTTATTTCCTTTATGGTTAGAAATAATACCAGTAGATTGCCCAGTATTTGTAATTAAATCTATATCTAAAGCATTGAATAAATGCTGGTTATCATTATTAGATATAGATAAATCTTGACTTAACCCTTTTATGTATGAACTTGTAATCTTAGTCATTGTGTTTATTAATAAGCCAGTCTACTACTAAATCCTCCTAAAGTACTGACTCTAGGATGATTATATCTTTCTTCTGGATGTTGTAGATTTCCAAAAAATCTCTTATGTTCAAATACTTTAGGAAGTGACCTAAGCCTTTGATTTTTGTAAGACTCCCATTCATCTAAATTCTTAGGCATCTTACCTTCATTCTTAGCTTTTTGATAATAAAGAGATAAATATCCTTTAAACTCTTCGTACTTACCTTGAGTGTATTTGTCTGTAAGGTATAGCTGAAAAGCTATTTTATTACCTATATACCATGTAACATAATTAATTACAGACTGGTTATCTGGAATCATAGGCAGCCCATTTTCATCTGTAGGTACAGCCTTGTAAGCCATAGCTACTTTGCCCTCTTTAAATGAGGTAAAAATGTAGTTATTGTTTACAGTATAGGTTAAATCAGAGTTCATTCTGAAATCTATATCTGTACCATGGTATGTTTTATAAAAGGTATTGGTGTCCCAACGCATAGGCATAAAAGTATAGCACTTTTTATCAGAGCTTACTTTATTTGCATCATTTTGAGAACATACTAAAGAATTACATAAAGAAGTTCCATCTCCTACAGTACAGGTTTGGTCAGTATTATAATCTACATAGACGATACCTGAAACTATAGCTTTAGCAGTACTAGGATGTACCTCTACAGCACTAGCAGTTTGAGTGATAGAAAATAAGTCACAAGGAAGCTTTCCTCTACCATCTTCAATGTGAATAAAGTCTTTATGGCCTAATTCTTTGTTACCATCTGTAACTTTATCTACATAGAAGCAAGGAACTTTTAGCTCTCTTAAAGCTTCTCCTATCCATTCTAAAACATCGTTAAACTGTAAAGTATAGTCCCATCCAAAATCTCTGTACATTTTATCAATAACAGAGCTGGATGAAACCATTAATCCATTGTACATATTATCCCATGTTTTTAATTACTGAAAGAAGCTTCTTAAGATTTTCAGATTTTTCTTCTTTAACCATATCATCAGGAGGATTATCAGAAGCCATTGCAAAGGTTTCTACCTTTTTACCATCATACATGTAGTCTGAATCTCCTTCTTTAGGCATTTCTCTGACATCTTTAAATACTAAATAGCCCCCATCTTTAAGCTCATAACTGCAAATATGAGTAATAGTGTTTCCTGATTTTTCTGTTTTTTCTACTTTACTTTTGTAGTAGCATTCGCTTATGTGTGACATAATCAATAATTTATTTCAAAATAATCAACTTCTATGTTATTCTTTAAGATATAACTTAGATGTCTGTCCAGTTTTCTAACTGGGTTAAACTTATATACGGTTTTATTGGCAAAAGGTTGTTTTCTTTTATCCCATACAAATTTATATAAGTAGCCTTTAGTATGTTTGTTTAAATGATAGACTTTTCTTTTTTCCTTTTTAGCTTCTTCATCATTTTTCCAAAGCTGTAATGTGTTAGCCCAATCTACCCTAATATGACTTTTTCTAATATCTAAGTCTCCATTAGGTTTAAACTTTACTTTAGGCTTATACTTTTTTATATAAATGTTGCCAAGCTTAGGTAAACTTAAGATATAGGTATTATAAAGCATCTTTTCTGTTAGTCTCTCTATAACTCCTTTATTGTCTTTAGAGCTAAATAAAAACTTGACATAAGTTTTGTAGTCTACAGGATTTTCCGTAGTACTCTTATAGTACTTATAAATATCCTTAGTGATATAATCTTTTGGTATTTTAACTTTTCCTCTTTTGAACATGTATTATAGTTTAAGCTTTACCTCCTGGAGGCATAGGGTCTATTCTATTATCTTGAGCATCATTAGAATTATCTTCTGGAGTGCTAAGTTTTATGTTAAGGTCAGTAGATAGAATATCTTTTTTACAGTAATCCCAAAGCCTTTCTTCTAAAGGAAACTGTGTATCAGGACTCCAACAAGGTTTATTATCACAAGATATGAATTTAGCTGCATCTCTAGGGTCTCTAAAGATGCCTCTAACTGTAATCTTTTCAAGTAGGGGATATTCTATTGTATTTTTAGAAATAAGGTACAAATAGTCATTGTACAAAAATACTCCTACAGATTCTCTATCATATCTACCATTGCCAAAAAACTCTGCTCTTCTGTAAGGAATAACATTAAAGGGTAAGTTAATAACTCCTACTGGAGACACTTTATCAATAAGCTCTCCATCAGATAGATTTAAGAAAGAAGGCAAGGGGTTTTCAGTTCTAAGAATAAGGCATCCTGTAGATACCTCACAACATTCTGCTTGGTCTACTAATTTTACAGGTACACAGCTAAGTGTTTGATAGTATAAATTAGGTATAGATTTATTAAATCTATTGTAGGTATTTTCAAACCACTTTACTCTCTTATTGATAATAAATTCATCAATAATACGATAGTCTAGTTTGCTATCATCACTATATTGATTAATAAGCTCTAGTAGCTCAAATCTAAGCTCGTTTAATGTTTTCATTATATATGTACTAATAAATTAGCAGCTAATCCTTTTTCCTTGGTAAATATATAACTTTCTGCTGTTTTAGGAACACCTAAGTAACCACATTCATGTTCCCATTTACCTAAATCAGATAAAGCTCTTAAAAAAGATACAGTACACCCTTTTAAGTCTAAGGATGTTCTATGTTGGTAAGTTTCTTTATGATGTATATCTCCGCAAAAATGATGAATATAATCTATTTCAGGCATTCGACTTTTATTCTCAATCATAATTACAGAAGGCAATTCTTTAATGTAATTCTTTTCTTTATCCCCATGACTAAACCCTATAAGATTAGAACCATAGGTAGTGTACTTCCTAGAAATTGTAGAATCATCTACATATATTGATTTGGAGTTTTCATAAGTAGCTTTTAACATTTGACCTAGATAAAAAAGTTTATCTGCATCATGGTTGCTCATAACCATCACTACTTTTACATTACAATAGTTAGAAGCTTTGTCTATACATCTTCTAATGGTATGATACCCTTGGATAAAGCTTTTCTTCCAAAAGGGATTAGAATCTTGAGGAGTTCCTTTTACTGTAGTATTACGGCTATCATTAGCATTAAAGAAGTCATTACCTACAGGAAATATAATAAGCTCAGGATTATATACTAAACTTTGGCTAAGTAACTTATCAAAAGCATCCTCAAAGAGTTCACAGTTTGTTTCTACAGAACCTGAAGGGTTAGTCTCATCAACAAGTACTAATTTATCAATATGAGCATCATATAAATTAATAACAGCTACACTATCTCCTTTATTAGGCTTTACTTTAGGATTATGAGTAGGCATTTTATAATCTGCTACTATTTTTCTAAAATCTTCTAAAAGATTTTCTTTGTTGTCATACCATTGTTTTTTGGTATTTACGCTAAATCTTTTTTCTCCTTTAAAGTTTTGCCAAAACTTAACTGTATCAATATCATGTAATTTAAGACCGTTTTCTTTAATAAATACTTTAAACTCTGATAAAGTTTCTTCAGCTTCATCTATATTAATAGTTTTTGCTACTTCTTTAACTTCTTCTGGTGTACAGTTGTGTCTTTCAGCAAACCTTTTCCATTTACAGTTCTTTAAATAAGAAGGGTAAAGTTCTAGTAGAGTTTTAATTTTGTTAGAATCCATTAGTTTAGTGTTTAGTTAACAGCTACAATAACAAGTGATGTGAGAGCTATTGTAGCTACAGCACCTCCTAAAAAAGAAAAAAACCTACTTCTTTTATTCTTTTTGCGTAGGCTTTGATTATCTTCTTCCAAAAGTCCATTTATTTTAATGTATGTTTCTAGCTGCTTTGTTAGATTTTCATTTTGTTGCATTACGTTATCTAAGACATTTTGATACCTATAAAAAGCCGTATCACATAGAGTTAAGCTATATTCTAAAGAATCTATAATAATGTCTTTACCTTCTGAGTATATAAGCTCCCTATTTATTTCTTTAAGCTGGGGATACGTAACAGCTACTACTATATCTTTACCTAATAGAATCTCTTTTGGATAACCATTCTGTGAGAAACAAAAGAGACTCATTATTAGAAAGGTTATAAACAGAATCAGCTTTTTCATTACTTTCTTGTTTTAGAATTATAACAGATTTTCTAATAGTTTTAAATCTGTAAAGAACTTCATTAAGAGAGTCTTTTAGAACTATTTGTTGATTTTTAAGCAATAGGTAATCTTTATTTAATACTTTAATAGAGTCACTATAAGATTCTATAATCTTAGTATTTGTATTATTTCTAACCTCTAAGCAACCTAAATAAAAAGATACAAGAGTAGCATATAATATAAATAAAGCTATGCTTAAATGTTTTTTAATCATCTGCTAAGTTGTCGTAGAAATCTGACTTGTTCATTGCTTAATAGTATTCAAAGTAAGGAACGAATTTATATGTCCCTGTTGGGTTGCCCGAAGGGATGTCAATAGTTACTATGAAGTAAACATTAGAAAACCCATTATAGCCAAAGTCCCTAGGATTCGTAAATGGAATGTAAGCGTCAATAGTACCAACGTCTCCTATATTTCCAGCATATTGTGGTCCACCGGGATTAAAAGTAAGGCTTGCAGAAGTTGAGTTATTTATTACACTTGAATATCCGGTTGGGTATAGGTATAATGGTGCAAATGTTATCTGGCTTCTAACTCCAAGATTTACCACAGAAC